CACACTGACTTTTTTGCGATTAGGCCAACTGATTACAGTAAAGCAAACGAAAATGAAGATTTTGAAGACATTTGGTAATATACCACACGATAAATTATTACATTTTTTTTATGGAACTATTATAACTTTCATATCTGTTTTAATCTTTGGATTAAAAGGATTATGGATTACAGTTGTAGTAGCTGCAGCAAAAGAATTAATATATGATAAATTAATGAAAAAAGGTAATTGCGAGGTTATGGATTTTATATTTACATGCTTACCTTGTATTATGTTTTTAATACTATATTATGTTAGAACACTTTAAATATACAAATAAATTAACAAGCTATCAGAAGTTTGCATCACGTGTAGGATATATGGGTGCTGGATTTTTATTAGCAGCTCATTGGACAATTGAGCCTATATTTTACATATTAGGTTTTTGTTGTGTACTAGTACAAGTAGCGTCTAGAAAACAATGGAACTTAGTAGTTTTAAATATAAACGGATTAATAGCTTGGACAACACATTTTTTAAAATGAAAGAAAGTAAATTATTAGATATGCAGAGAAAAGTAGAAATACTTGCTGCTGCTTTAAAAAAAGCTCTAGTTAGACTTGACAATCTACAGGAGTTTACACAAGGAATACTTACGTCCTTCCAAATACATATTGGTAAAGATGAGTGGGAAAAAATAGTTGAACAATTAAAAGATATAAATAAAAGAGAAGATGTGGAACAACCAGTGGAAAAAGGGAGTTGATTACCCTGAGTGGGGTGATACAGAAGTATACAAAAAAACAATAGGAGGAGGATATTTATATAATGGAGAAACACCTAAAGAAGCTTATGAAAGAGTATCAAGATCAGTTGCTAAAAGGTTGCGTAAACCTGAAATGGCTGATGTCTTTTTTAACTACATATGGAACGGATGGTTATGTCTCGCTAGCCCGGTATTATCTAACACAGGTACCGATCGTGGCTTACCTATTAGCTGCTTTGGTATTGATGTTGCTGATAGCATTATTGACATAGGGCAGAAAAACTTAGAGATGATGCTACTCGCTAAACACGGCGGTGGAGTTGGTATCGGTGTAAATCAAATAAGACCCGCCGGCGCTAAAATAACTGGAAATGGAACAAGCGACGGAGTTGTACCTTTTTGTAAAATATATGATTCAACTATACTTGCGACAAATCAAGGATCTGTCAGACGAGGAGCTGCATCAGTTAATATCAACATTGAACATGACGATTTTGAGGAATGGCTCGAGATTAGAGAACCCAAAGGAGACGTCAACAGACAATCTCTTAACTTACACCAATGTGCTGTCGTCGGTGATAAGTTTATGCGAAGACTTACTACAGGAGATAACGAAGCAAGGAAAAAATGGGGAAAACTACTTCAGAAACGTAAAGCTACTGGTGAACCTTATGTTTTATTTAAAGGAAATACGAATAAGCAAAACCCAGCAGCTTACAAAGACAACGCATTAAAAGTACATATGACAAACATCTGTAGTGAAATAGTTTTACACACAGATGAAAACCATAGCTTTGTATGTTGTTTATCTAGTTTAAATCTAGCTAAATATGAAGAGTGGAAAAATACAAATATTATTTATGATTCAATATGGTTTCTTGATGGAGTGTTAGAAGAGTTTATACAAAGATCTAAATACAGAAAAGGTTTTGAAAACGCTGTAAGATCTGCTGAAAAAGGTAGAGCATTAGGCTTAGGTGTACTCGGATGGCATACTTATTTACAAGAAAAAGGTTTACCATTTGAAGGTTTATTATCACAATATGAAACAAGAAGAATTTTTAGTCAAATTAAAATCGAGTCTGAAAGGGCTAGCATGGCTCTTGCTGAGGAGTTTGGTGAGCCTTTGTGGTGTGTTGGCACTGGTATGCGCAATACTCATTTACGCGCTATTGCTCCCACTGTATCTAATAGCAAACTTGCAGGTAACGTTTCGCCAGGAATAGAGCCTTGGGCTGCTAATATATTTACAGAGCAATCAGCTAAAGGTACTTTTATACGTAAAAACCCTACGTTATTAAAAGTGTTAGATGAGCTTAAAATAAATACAAAAGAAACATGGGATAAAATACTAGCTGATGGTGGTTCGGTGCAAGATATAAAAGAATTATCTGACGAACAAAAAGAAGTGTTTAAAACATTTAAAGAAATAAACCAGTTAGAATTAGTAAGGCAAGCAGGTATACGACAACAGTATATTGACCAAAGCGTAAGCTTAAACCTAGCTTTTCCTGCTGAAGCATCACCAAAGTGGATTAACAAAGTTCATATGGATGCTTGGCATAAAGGAATAAAAACGTTATATTATATGCGTACTGAATCAGTACTACGTGGAGATATAGCGGCTAGTGCAATGGACGAAGAGTGTATTGCTTGTGACGGGTAATAAATAAAGGGGCTAACGCCCCTTTTTTTATATTACTTTATATTTTGTTTTGCCCATGTCATCTTTATAAGCTTTTAAACATCGGTTTCTATTATCTTCATCTGAAACATAACTAATATGAACCCAGTTAGGTTGCGTGTCAGTTCCAAATTCCCATATCATTTGATCAAAGTTTAGGTTTTCTTTAACCCAATGATACATCTCTGCGTTAGTTTTACAACCATAGACATCATCAATGTCAATTGCTTGGCCTTTACAATGCTGTGAAGTTTTCGATCCACCTATTGCTGTGTTTAACTCAGGTGATCTAAAAAATGAATTTACTTTTATTGGTCCGCCAGTCCACTCTCTTAATGGTTCAAACACTTTTTCAGCTATTACTTTCATAGCTTCTATTTGTGTAGGATTAGGCGTGTTATCTATACCTTTTCTTTTAGCAGTCTGCGAGTGTATTGCTTCTGCATAAGTTATGTGATCACTTATTTTCATATTTCTTTTTCTTTTCACCGTGATATGAGTACGCGTGACCTTCATCTATTAACGCTTGATTAATATTTATTTCTTGATCTTCACTATTTTTTACAAACAACTCACCAAGTACTCTACCGTACTTACCAACACCGTGTGATTTTAATCTAAAATAATTAGGTTTACTTGTAACCTCTGTTAAAAGCTCTGTAGTTCTAGCTTTAGCTGCTAAACCCTTAACTTTCTCTTCTTTGTTTTTTGTTCTACACTCCCAAGTGTCTACACCCATAAAGCGTATTCTTCTTTTCACCCAAGTATCAAACCCTAAATCTATCATAGCGTCAACAGTGTCACCATCAACAACTCTTTCAAGTTTAGCTCTGTATATATATTTTTCCATTATTCTATTTCACTAAATACAGCGTAAACTTTTACACCGTTTTTTCTACCTGTATTTATAGTAGCTATAAGATCTTTTCTTTCTTTAACTTGTTCTTCTTTTACAGGGTAATATTTAGGATTTTTACTATTTAATTTTCTCTTTTTCATTAAAATTGACTAGCAGTATTTACCTCATTAACTGCTTCTTGTATTTCTGTTAAACCTGCCGGTAACATTAAATCTAGTCCTGCTTTAAAAACAGTTTCTTTTATACCATCTTTAAATATAATTAATGTCGGCGCCATACGTACTCTATATTTTTTCTTAGCAGCAGCGCACGTAGCTATATCTGCTCTATAATAAACAACGTTTTCTAGTTTACTCCAGTCATCAAACTTATTTGCATCGTTAAACTTAGCGTAAAACTCTACAATAACAGGCTTTGTTTGATCATCTCCAAACGCTTGTTTTTGATTTATCTTACTATCAAAATTATCATCAGTAATAAACTCTTGTCCAAAAGTATTAAATGTAATTAATAGTAAAATTATATTTAAGTATTTCATACTATCTTC